TTCAGAGCCATCGACGAAAAGCTGGTAGCGGCTCACGGCGAAGGTGAGCTCGTTCTCGCTGGAGCTGCCGGGATCCACGGACAGGCCGGGGATCGTCTTGGGGGTGGCGCGGAGAAACGCCTTGCAGCCTTCGGTCTTGGTGGAGCCGTCGGAGGTTTTCACGTCCTGCACCCACCTGAACTCGAGCGTCTGCGCCTCCAGCTTCACGAGGCTGCGCAGGCCGAGGTCGATGCCGATCTTGGTGATCGCGGCCTCCATCGCCTCGATCTGGCCGAGGATCGGTATGGTCAGCGTGCCCATCGCCCTGAAGTCCGCGGTCACAGGGGTGACGGCGGGCAGGGTGACGGTCACGTCTTTGGCGACGAGCTTGCCGCCGGTGTAGACGGTATTGGCAAGGATCGGGCCCTTGAGGTCAAGCCACTTCTGCGACATTATGCGTCACCTCCTTCGTAGTAGACGGAGAAGCCGGCGTCGGTGTACGCAACGTAGACGCTGGCGCTCTTGAGGGGCGGGGTCGGCGTGACTGCGATGTCCCACCTGAAGTCGCCGTTCATGATGTCCGTGGTGCTGTTCTCAGACTCGAGGAACAGGATCACGGGGTCGCCGATCAGGGCGCCCATGCTGACATAGCCGTCGAGCTTCTCCTGCTCGCGGTTGATAATCCGATCCTTCAGGGCCCGGGTCATGGGCTCGTCGATCTCGGGGCTCCACTCGCGCTGGAAGCTGTTGGTGATGTGCATGAGCATACGCATGGAGACGTCGAAGATGGCGCGGGGATCCACCTCGGCGCCGTAGGTGTAGGCGGCCGTGTGGTCGCCCCACAGCACCCACTCGCCGGCCCATGCCACGACGGTGCTGATGCCCTTCTGCGTCAGCTCCTTGCCGGTCTGCTGGTCGAAGCCGCGGTTGGTGGCGTTGGCTCCGAAATACTGCTTGATGACCGGCACGGCCTTATTGCCGCAGGTCTCCATCGGGACGCTGTTGTGGCTGAAGTCGGCCCGCATGAGCTCGACCACGGCCAGTGTGCTCAGGTGGTAGATGTTGCCGAGGTTGTCGATCGCCTGCGGCCAGAATACCTTCGAGCGCTCGCTGTTGAAGGCGTTGGCCTGCTTCCATGCGATCGCCTTCTCGATGGTGTCGACCGCAGCGGCCTCGGCGTCCACCAGAGGCAGGTCGGCGACGACGAAGGCGTCCCAGTGGCCGTTGATCTTCTGGCTGGCCGAGATCATGGCGTTGTAGACCGCGGGGCTGTGGCTCCAGCCGGGCGCTGCGATCAGGTTGGCGACCGCAAACTGCTCAGGGTAGAGCAGCGCGATGGAGCTCAGGCCGCTGTACTCGCCGGCCGCAGTGACGCCGCCGACGATGTCCTCGTCCACGATGGTGCTGTCGTCGACGTCGTAGTAGGTGGCGGTCACGGTGCCGGTGAGCTTCGCGTCCTCCTTCAGGCTGGTGATGATGACCGTGCCCTTGGTGAAGTTGTAGTCCACGGCGTAGTCGACGCCCTCGGTGTAGGTGACGGTCTCAGTGGTGGGCTGGCCGTCGTCGCCGGTGACTTCCTCCTCCTTGGTGAGGACGAGGGTGTCGAGGATGATGGTGGCGCTGGCGAACTCAGCCCGGCCGCCGGTGAAGTTGAGGGACGCGGTCGTCGCGTCGGCCTTGCGGTGCTTCCCGTCGGACGGATCCAGCACGTTGATGACGTAGATCGGGCCGATGTTGCCGAGGGTGTTGTTGAAGTGCGCGTTCATGACTTCGCAGAGGGTGAAGGTGCCCCAGTCGGCAGCGAAGCCGAGCTTCTTCTGCGCGTCGATCATGTTGCTCAGCTTTACGGGCTCATTGATGATGCCGGCGTCGCCGAAGCCGCGCACGAGGTTGACGGGCGCGGTGCCGACGTAGATCGGCGTGGTGCCCGCCTGCACGGCGCTCTGTGCCACGGTCTCGCCGATGTGGCCGTATGCGCCGTAGAGGTACTCGTTTGCCATGTGCTTTTCCTCCTTTGTCAAAAAATTAGAGCGGCCTCAGCGGTCGCCCTTAAAGCAGATGGTTGTAGGTTTTGGGGTTGCGTGTCGTTGCCTCCTCGATGGAGAGCTCAGCCCACGCAAACCAGTACGGGTAGAAGTCCGGGACGGCGTCCTGCTCAGTGACGGGGCCGAAGGTGATGCCCTGCTCCTTGATGACTCGCAGGCCGTTCATGTACTCGGCGTTTTCGATCTCTCTGAGGGCCGTGTCCACGAAGCTCCATGCGTCGTGCCAGCCTTCTCCGTTTTTCTCGAAGTAGGCAGTCGCCTCCTCATTGTACCGCTGGATGTAGGTGCCGCTGCCATCGCCCCGGGGCTTGAAGATGTCGGGCCCGTGGTAGCCGGGATCCCATGCCGAAAAGCACAGCCGGATCCTGATGCCTCGGGTGTGTGCGATCATGTCGTCCTCACCTTGAACGATCTGCACGCAGACCGACGGGATCGGTGCGGCGATCTTCGGGGGTGTTCTGTCCTTTGAGGGGACGAACAGGGAGAAGGCGGCCGGGTTTACCAGCTTGTAGGGGTAGGAGGCGTCGGTGGCGTTGTCGTCGGGGAGCTTCAGCTTCACCAGCGGGCAGACGTTCTCCGTCAGCCAGTCCCGGACGAGCTCGATGCTGTTGACTATGGACATCGGCCGTCACCTCCTACATGGTCACAGTCTGGCCGAGGGCGATGGTGGCGATCCCCATGTCCTCGCTCCAGTCGTTGATGATGTACTCGCGGCCGTCGACGTTGAGCCCTTCACCCGCCGGGCGCCGAGCAGGCAGATCCTCGACTGCTGCATAGAGCAGCAGCGAGGACTCTGCGACGCTCAGCTCTTGCCCCCCTTGGCGCTCCTTCAGGGCGTTTTCGTCCACGACCGCCGTGATGGTCTGGCCCTCGACCCTGTGCTCCTCACCGAACTCCTCGAGGTTGAGGAAGGTGCTGCGCACGTCGTTGGCGACCATCTCCTTGAAGCTGAAGGCCATCAGATGGGATCAGCGACGCCGGGCTGAGGGGGCGCCTCGTCCTCGGTGTCATCTCCCTGTTTTGCGGCCTCGATAGCGGCGATGACGTCGTCCTTCTTGCGCATGGCAGAGGCGTCGACGCCATAGGCTGCGGCGATCTCCTTCAGCTCGTCGAGCTTCATGTCCTTGTCGTACTCAGGCAGCTCGTCGGGAGTGTCGGGGTCTCCCTCGGGGACGCTGCCGGCGGGATCGGGATCCTGCGGCGCGGGTGCGCCGGCCGGGTCGGTGCTTTCAGGCTCCTCGGCCTCGGGCGCGGGCTCGACGAACTTGGCGACGCCCTGCTTGACGAGACGGGCCTCCAGCTCGGGGTCGAACTTCTGAGGCCCGTCGGCTTCGGTGATGGGGATCACCTTGCGGCCGTTATAGTAGCCGAAGGTGCCCGCGATGATCTGGATCATGGTCTGCTCCTTTCTGCTGCGCTTATACCGTCAGCACGTCGGCGACGATAAAGGGGTTTTTGTTGTTGGGGATCATCAGGGGACGGCTGGAGATGGTCAGGCTGCGGGTGTTGCCCTCTGCGTTGGAGAGGTACTTCGGCACCCGGCGGCCGGTGTAGGTGTGGAACTCGCCGTCAGACTGCTCCACCTGAGTGACCGCGCCGTACAGAGTGCGGCCCGCCGCGGGAGCGGTGAGGATGCACTTGCCGGAGGGGATGTAGAGCTGATCCGCGCCGGCGTCGTCGGTGTAGGTCTCGTCGTAGGAGATCACACTGATGATGCGGCCGCCGATATTCAGGCGGGCCATGACGGCAGCACCGGCAGGCAGCAGCTCGGGCTCGACGTTGCCGAGCTCGTAGCGGCGCAGGTCGAGCAGCTCCTTGATGGCCGCGTTGTTGACCACGGCCTCAGCCACGTCGGGGGAGCATACCAGATCAGCAGCGCGGAGGCCCTTGCTGGTCAGCATACGGATCATGGCGCCCAGATCGGGCAGGATGTTGGCGCCGGCCGCGTCCCACTTGATCGCAGGGGTGTACTGCGCGGGGTTGGCGTCGCCGGAGTAGAAGCGGATCTCCATCTCGTCGGCCTCGTCGATGTCGTCGGCGATGTGGCGCATGACGCAGCCGTTGGTCAGCATGGTCTCGGCAGCCATCGCCTCCTCGCGGCGGGTGATAAACTCGCCCATCTCGTCGGCGTCCTTCAGGATGAGGGCCTGCTGACGCTGCTCAGGGGTGAGCTGAGTGAACAGGGCCTCGCCGAAGCCGCGCTTCTTCAGGTCGTCGATGCTGAGGGCACGCTTGGGCGCCACGAAGGGAGGCGTGAAGCGCTCCATGTGGTAGCCGTTGCGCAGGATGGTGACGCCGCCCTTGCGGGGAGCGACGAAGGGCGCGAGCTTCTTTGTGCCGTCGCGGTACTCGACCAGCACGTCATCGGTAGAGAAGATGTCGCTCGCGGCGTTGGTGGGGAAGTACCGATCACGCAGGAAGCTCGGGGCAGGGGTGAGCTGCTCCACAGCCATCAGCAGCGTGTGGGTCTCGTAGAAGTTAAAAGGCATTTTGTTGTCCTCCTTCTCTTAGTATTCGATCGCGTCGGAGAGCAGGATGCCGGCGTTGCGCAGGATCTCCTCGTCCGCAGCGGTCAGGGCGTAGGTGCCGTCGGTGGTCAGCTTGTTGCGGGCGAAGTGCCCGGTGCGGTAGGCAGTGGCCACGGTGGCCTCGGTGATGTCGGTGTCGTCGGTCAGGACGAAGGTGCCGTTGGTGGCGACCAGCGCAGCGGCCGCAGGGGCCAGCTCAGCGTCGGCGGCGCCGGTGACGACGGTGCCGCACTTCAGGACGCCGGTGCCGGCGGCCAGCTTCACGGTCACGACGTCGGCGACGGGCACGTTGGAGACGATCAGGCCGTCATATTCCACGGTGCCGATGTTCTCGTCGAGTCTCTTGCTCATGTTTTTTTACCTCCTTAGTTGGTCTTGGTGGCCTTGTAAAGGTTGACGATGGCGTCGACCCGGGCCTTGTCGTCGTTCTCGCTGCCGGCTTCGCCGCCGTTGGGGGCAGCGCCCACGTCAGCGGCGCCGGATCCGGCGTTGTCAGCCTTCACGTCGGCGAGGTGCTTGGTGCCGAGGGCGGCCTGCTTCTGCATGGCCTTGAGGGCGAGCTGCTCAGCGGTGCAGGGGTTTTCGCCGTACTTGGCGTCGCGGACGAGCTGAGCGTCGCCCACGCTGGCCTCGATGCTCTCGATGGCCTGAAGGCGCTCACGCTCCTGCGCAATAGCCTCCGTTCTGGCGGTCTCAGCAGCTTCGCGCTCGATCTGAGCCACGAGCTCGGGGTGCTGAGCATTGAGCTGTTCCATGTTCATGATGCTTTCCTCCTTTGCAGTTTTGGCCGGAGTGCCGGCCTTTTTGGTTTTATCTCCGGCCGCAGGAGCGGCGGCGATACTGTGATTGACCGGGATCGTCCCGGGGATGCACCTGAAGGCTGCGGCGTCGTGCCGGATGCCGGCGACGAGGAGCACCTTCTTGTCGGCGCTGACGGAGGCGGCGGGGCCTTCGTCCTCGAGCAGGGTGTTGGCGAAGCCGTTGTCGACTGCTTCCTGCCCGACCATCCACGTCTCGCGGGTCATCATACCGCGGAGCTGGTCGACCGCGATGCCGGTCTTGGCGTGGTAGATCTCCGCGATGGCCCGCTCGCTGGCGTCGAAGTCCTTCTGGAGCTTCTTCAGGTCTTGCAGGTTGTAGTAGTCGAACAGGAGCCCGCTGACTCCGTGGATCATGACCATGCTGCCGGGGTATACC